CCAAGAGTTGGTTTGGGTGATTGATTCGCCCATAAGATCTCTAGTATGTGTTCAGTGCCACCTTACTTCCGCAACCAAGCGGACCAAGATTTCTCCTTCGGGAGCACTATGGCGCGGAGGATGATGACCATTAATATGATCAACACCCTCCCACCATTTGAAGAGCACACACCACTTCACTATGACTGGGTTGTTAAACACCTTATATTTCCAGGACCAAATACCACTGAGCGTTGTGTAGTCATAACCGGTGGTCTTGAGAACGGTAACTATGTTACTGTTGTTCATGATGGTGAAACCTGGATAGAAATAAACCCGGCATACAAATTTGAAGGACTGCTCAGAGTGCTCCGCATGACAGCCCGCAACAACTCCTTGCGCGAGCGTCTGCGTCTTAGTCAGGAGGAAAAATCTAAACTAATTCTTGACCATCAACTCTTGAGGCATGACTATGAACGCATCAAATCTCAAACTAGCACCAGCACTAAGACTAAAATCCCTATGTTTGTTGTGTTTGTCGCTGCATTGATCATTTTCCTGAACTTTGTACCAACCACAGAGGCAGCACAGGCTTACACAAGCAAGTATACTCAAACTGGCACTGAGGGATTTAGTCTCTTGGACAAATGTGCACAAAATGTGGCCAGGCTTAACAACGAGATAAGTCTAAGACTGAAACTGGCCCTAGGTAATGTGACCTGGTCTGACCGCTATGGTGCAATTAAAGAGATCTTCTATGCCAACCTCTTGCCGAGATCGCACTGGATTGTGCGTCTCTTTTCTTTCCTTTCATATTTCCATATTTGGACCATCTTTTCAACATGCATCGCTGTGGCAACACTAACTCGGTCTACAAACCCTATTGTTGACATAGTATTTCTGTTCTTTGCCCACATATCAAAATGGCAGTTGGGTATTGTTCCAGCTCTTCCATATTTCACCACTACTATTGTCTGGATTGCCATAACTTGTATGGGGGCCTATGTTCTGGACCCATATCTTGCCATCACACTCACATGGCTCCAGCTTCCCTTTTGTGTTGTATGCCTTTCTTTCCTAAGTGATGATAAGTTCATAGAGCACGTGAGAGGGTCATTCATTCTCACTGTGACAGCAACATCTATTCATACTTGCCTTGTTCTAACTGGCAGCACCACCTACTGCTTTATACTCCTGATGTTTTTTAGAAGCCTTCGGCTTCTGATGTCCTCTGTCGGTAACAAGATAGAGTTTAAGGACTTCCAGGGTAAGGTCGTTGGGTCGATTTCTTCAGGAACACGTAACCGTGTCTGGAATTTCATCCAGCGAATGAAGCAGGTTAGAACTGGTTCCAATCCATTTGCTATCATAAAACCTGAAGCACTTGTCAAAATCGTAACCGATGAAGGATGTGGAACTGGTTTCTTTTGTGGTAATGACATAGTCACAGCAGGCCACGTGGTTGGTAGTCATCGCGTTGTTGAAGCCTGGTATGAGGGCTCGTGCTACCAAGCAAGAGTTCGCTACAAGCCAGAAAAAGACATCGCCTTCCTGGCTTTACCAGGTGACATGAAACCTAAAGCGCGCTATAAGATAGCGCAACAACCTGACTACTCCACTGTGGTTGTGCTAGCATACAGCTCTAATGGACTTGTTGTCTCACAAGCACAAGGCCAATGTCACGGGGAGACCATCTCCTATACCGTCCCAACACAGGATGGTATGTCAGGGGCACCAGTCACTGACTTACATGGTCGTGTGCTTGGTGTACATCAAACTAACACTGGCTTTACTGGTGGTGCCGTAGTTATTAAAACATCAGATGTAACACCTCCAACACGCCCAACTGAGGATGACTTACGTAAACAAATTGAAGACCTACGTAAGCAACTTGAGGAAGTTAACAAACCCCAACCTCAAGAGACATTGGAACAGTCAAACTCAGGTGCTGAGGTGGTTTCTCTCGTGAGAGAAGCCGTGAGGCGCGAAATGGATATACTACGGCAAGAGATTAACCAGCAGCTAATGTTACAAAAGAAGAAAGGTAAAAACAAGAGTGGTGGTCGTGGTAACATCAGAAAACATGTTGGTAAGGTTAAGGGCAGGAAATACCTAACTGAGAAAGAATACAAAGAATTGTTGGAGAAAGGTCTTGACAGAGAAGAGCTCCTTGACTTAATTGATGACATCATAGACAAGAGGATAGGTTTTCCTGAATGGAGTGACCCAGAGCTAAGTGATGATGATGATTCAAACTGGGACACATATGGTGATGAATTTGACCATCGTGATGTGGGTTTACAATCAAAACCCAAACAGAAAATCAAGGAAGCAACCCAATGTGTCATACAGGTTCAGGAAGTTGTCCCAATTGATGAGGTTACAATTTCAAAAGCAACTGAGTCTAAAGACTTTACTCAGCATTGGGGTAAGGAACCTGTGTTTGAATCATACGACTTTGATTGGACTGCTGAGGATGCAAAAAACATACTACCTGAAAATTCTCGTTTAACTAAATGTGACTACATAGTCCTTGGTAGCCACATCCTCAAGCTTAGGCACATAATAACAACAGCACTTGAAACCAACAACTTCAGTGAATTGCCTAAGGCAGTCTATGCACTTGATCATTTTGCCTGGGATCATGGCCTAGAGGGCTTCTTACAACGGATTAAATCCAAGAAGCCAAAAAACGTGAAAGGGGCTCCCAAGGGAGCCCCGAAAAATGGCAACTAGACTATTGGCAAAAACTCCTTGAGGAACCACGGTCAAGACGATGTGTACCGGAAAACTACCCATTATTAGGCCATCTAAAATTAGATAGACCAATTTATGATGATAAAATACCCAAAGATGATCTGCTCAAATCCCTACCAGTTCCTGATTGGCATGAATTTGAAAAATTTGGACCAACTGTGTGGGGACCACAAGCTTTTACCAAATCTTTTGAGAAATTTGATTATGCACCACCTTCAAATTTCTTTGAGCAGTATCCAGAATTTTGTAAATTTGCTGATTGGGCATTCTATAAACAATACGGGTTTCTTGAGGATTCTCGTGTGATACATGTTTCAGCCACTGAAAAGAATCAAGATTCCACGCCTGCCTACCCCAAGATGCTCGACTATGACACCGAAGCCGACTTCTTGGAAGCAAATGGTTGGTCACCTTATGTTTCTGAGATCTCGAGGATTATGTCCGGAGCAAAACCTAAGGTCCTCTGGTACTTGTTCCTCAAGAAAGAAGTTATTAAAGTTGACAAAATTGCTGACTCAGACATAAGACAAATTCTATGCAGTGACCCTATTTATGTTAGGATAGGTGCGGTACTTGAGGGACATCAAAATCAGCTTATGAAGAACAACACTGAAAAAACCCATGGACAATGTGGTTGGACACCAATGGAAGGTGGCTTCACTTCTCGCATGAAACGCCTTATCTCCAAAGGCAATGCACATTTCATCGAGTTTGATTGGACCAGATTTGATGGTACTATACCGTCTGATTTAATTCGACATATCAAGAAACTCCGCTGGAGTTTGGTTAATGCCGAACAGAGGAGGAAATACCAAAAGCTTCATGATTGGTATGTTGAAAACCTGGTCAATCGTACTGTGCTACTTCCATCTGGTGAGGTCACAGAGCAACATCGTGGTAATCCATCTGGCCAATTCTCCACTACCATGGATAACAATATGATCAACACATGGCTTCAGGCTTTTGAATTTGCCTACTTCCATGGACCCAACAAACAGCTTTGGCTGAACTATGACACCTTGGTCTATGGTGATGATAGGCTGTCAACAACACCACTAATTCCTGATAACTATGTTGAGAGAGTTGTACTAATGTACAAAGATGTCTTTGGAATGTGGGTTAAGCCTGAAAAAGTCAAGATTTCAAACACTATTGTTGGTCTCAGTTTTTGTGGCTTTACTGTAGATGAGAACCTTGAACCCATACCTACACAACCTGACAAATTGATGGCCTCACTGCTTAAACCAGCATCCAAACTTCCGGATCTTGAATCACTCCATGGGAAACTCCTGTGCTATCAGCTCCTCTCGGCCTTCCTACCTGAGGAACACCCTTTTAAGGTGTACGTCGAGAGTTGTCTGGCTGCCACTAGCAGGCAGCTTCGTGATTCTGGCTTACCTACCAGATTCACAGAAGAGCAAATGCATCGCATATGGAGGGGAGGACCAAAAAATTGCGATGGCTAGCAAGCCAGGCAAAGATGTCACCGTTGAGGTTAAAACCTCCGGAACAAAATCAACATCCTCTAGGAGCAAATCCCGGGGGCGGAACCGGAATGTCAAGATCACAGTCAATTCACAACCCAAAACAAATCGGAGGAGACGAAACAGACCTAACAATCGTGGTCGCAAGAGAGTTGAGGCTGTCGTTAAACGACAGCTCGATAAAGCTGGAGTCACAGGACCAAGGCCAGCGATTACCCAAACTGCTACATCTACTCTGGGAACTATTGGCCCGAATACTTCGGGTGCAGTAGAGCTGGAACTTGCAACATTCATGAATCCATGCTTAGTCAAAGAATCAACAGCTTCCAACTCTTTTGGACCCATTCAAGCATCAGCTGCACAGTACAATCTATGGAGAGTCACAAAAGCCCAAGTTCGCCTGACACCAATGGTTGGCCCATCTGCAATCTCAGGTACTGCCTATAGGGTTTCCCTAAACACCGCGGGAACCCCTTCTTCCACAGGCTGGTCAGGCTTAGGGGCTAGAAAGCACAAAGATGTCAAAGTTGGCTCCATGTCTGTTTTTACCATCACTGCTAGAGACATGGCTGGGCCACGTGAAGGTTGGTTTGTCACTAACACCAATGAGTCAGGTGGTGAGTCTGTTGGACCAACAATTGAATTACATTCACTTGGTGAGACCCAGTCAACCTACCAAAACCAGAGGTACACTGGGCCTGTTTTCCTTGTCGAATTGCATTGTACATGGCAATTTTCAAACTACAGTGCAAATCCAGCTCTAGCCCAGCTAGAGAAAGGAGAGGACAAGGATGCACAAATCAAATTTGAAGGTACAGCAGGACAACCACTCACCATGACAGTGGCACCTCATTCAGCTTTTGCCAGAGCCATCGAAACGCGCTCCGCGGTCCCTTACTCAGGGGCTGGTAGAGCTGCGGGAGATTCAACTTCAGACACAATCTGGCAAATTGCATCTACAGCCGTTGATGCAGCATCTGTAGTTGTGCCACCTCCCTTCAACTGGCTCATCAAAGGTGGTTGGTGGTTTGTCAAGAAAATCGCAGGAAGATCCCGTACAGGCGAGATCCAACTGCAAGTGTTTGCCAGCTACGAGGACGCTCAGAACAATCGTCCAGCCATCTGCACAGGACCAGTAGCTAGCGACAACCCATCACGCCTTCACAATGTCAAATTTGTGCAAATGAATTCTCCCTCAACTGGAATGCCACCTGAATCAGCTATTGGTGCCTTTTCTCTGCCAATGGTACCAAACCCACCTGCCACAATTGAAGACAGATTCATGCTTGTTACTGGTGTCACACAGCCTTTCCAAGTCAACCCACCTTGCCCAACTTACACCTACAAAGATAACACCAGAATCGTGGTAAAAGTTGGCAACCATTATGATGAAGTAAACTTCATCTACAAGGCTACTCATCCACATGTTTGGCTTGCTGGTTCTCAAACCAGCTGGACGACATCAAGTAAGCCAGACTTTATGGATTTCATGGAAGTTGGCATCCGTGACACTGGTGGTAATTACAACAAGCGTGGGGGACTGTGGGGCTACTCACAGCATAAACTTGTGAGTTCAGGTATCACCAATGTTGTGACTTTCTATGTAGGTCAACTTTCCAACCAAATACGCATAACCAGCGTAAAACAACAAAGGTACCAACTCACTGGTACTGGGAGTTCCACAACGCTCTCACCCACAGGCCAAGAAACAACATTGAATGTCCAAGAGATCAATCCAGGCCCCTGGATCGTTTTTGTGGCTATACACCAAGTGAGTGGGTCTCCAACAGGTTTCGTGATGGCAGAGAATGCAACTAGGCCTTCCATCATTTGCCCAGCAGCTGTGCAGAATATGCTTGTTTTCAACAGTAATACAGTTGCCACCAACATGACTGTGGAGTACCTCCGCACACAACCTGTTTTCACCCAAGAAGAACAACAACAAACCTTCGCTCTCCCTACCATCGAGGAAGAGCATTTGCCACAGCCCATTGAAGATGGTTTTCTTCCAGATTCTGAAGATGAAGATTTTTCTGATGATGATTCTCTTCTTGATGATGATGTTTTTTTCCCTGCTTCTGATCAGCAGGTTTTTTCCAGTCGCCAGGTCCTCTTCAGAGCAATGGTCAATGAGGGTTGGCCAGAGGACCAGGCTGAGCGCCTTGCCAAACGCGCTCTCCCTACACTAAGTGAGAAAGAACTTAGGGATGAATTTTTAGTCGGACTCGCTGACGGCTTTTCGCCACGTCAAGCAGCCGCAAATGCTCGTGAAAAGTGTTCCCGAGGCCACGCCGAGTAGGATCGAGGGTACAGGTTCACTTTCACTCTTTTCTTTTCTGTCTTTAACAATCACTTATTTTTAAGTTAGATTAGTTTAGGCAAAAAAAAAAAAAAAAA